ACTATCGCTTTAATAATAATATTAATTCAACTGCTATTATTAATAGCTAGAGCGATAATTGATGGACTGGATTTATCTGATCAAAGAAGTAATCTTTTATGCGCTCATGATTTTGATAGCACTGAACGCCATATTCAAACACATAAAAAAGAGACGAAGTGATGATCGGCGAAATAAAACAGGCGATTGAGGTCGTAGCGACACATCCAAAGGCAACGGTTGTTGTAACTGCATTTTTTACGTCAAATGTATGGTTAAACTATGGTGAGCCAATCATTAAAGGGGTGACATCGGTAGTAGGTCTAGCGGTACTATTCGCATTACTTGTTAAGCGTATTTTAGATATCAAAAAAGAACATTTCTCAGATAATAAAGATAGCGATCTATGACATACGGCAAAAAAGTAAAACGAGTCAAACCAAGAAAGCGCAATAATAAAAAGAAGTAGCCCGTTCAATGGGTTTTGTTATTTATATCAGTTGACGAACTTAAAACGGCTACTCACATAAGAGGTTAAATATGACTAAGGTAAGAATGGTTTTAAAAGACCGTATTGAAATAATGGCCCAAGAAATGTTCAAGGGCGAAACTCAATCGGACGGATATAGAAAAGCCTACCCTAACTCGTTGAAGTGGAAGCAAAAAGTTGTACATGAAAAATCTAGCACGTTCGCAAAAAGCGAAAGGGTTCAGGAAAGGCTAACTGAGCTAAGGGAAGAAGCAAAAGAAAGAAACAAAATAACGGTTGATAGCTTACTTGTTGAGCTTGAAGAGAATAGACAAGCCGCTTTGGATGCTGAAACCGTACAGAGTGCAGCGGCAACAGGGGCTACAATGGGTAAAGCTAAATTACTAGGGCTAGATAAGCAAATAATTGAACACACAAGCCCCGACGGTTCTATGTCTCCTGATGGGCTAACAAGCGAAGAGCGAAAGGTGAGAATTCAAACCTTACTATCGAAACAAAAATAACTTTATGCGCACGGTGACGAACTATCATTTCACTATTGATTTACAAGGGCTTTTTAAAAAGTGAATTTAGCGGAAAAACTAACAGAATCAGAAGAAATTGAGTTGTTAGCGCTACTTGAACAAGAAGACTCTTATCAAAAATCCATTCTTTACAAGACAATATACGAAAGCTTTTATGATTGGCAGATAGAATTTACAAAAGCAACTGCCAATTATCACGAGTGCTGCCTATGTGCAGCCAACCAAATAGGTAAAACCTACACAGGAACAGAATTAGATGCTTTGCATTTGCTTGGAGATTACCCGGAAGACTATGTAGGGTTTGAGTTCGATTTCCCTCCTATGTGCTGGGCGCTTGGCTATTCAATGGAAAAAACTAGGGATTTATTACAAACTGCACTGTTTGGTAAATTTGCAAACAAGACATTTGAGGGTGGACTGATAACGCCCGATAAGATAGTTAGTTATGAAAGCGCTATCGGCACACCTAATGCTATGCGTTCAGTTAGGGTTAAACACAAGAAAGGAATATCAACAATACAGTTTTGGTCATACTCTCAAGGGCAGCACGCGATAATGGGCGATGTTGTTGATTGGTTTCATGTTGATGAAGAACCAAGAGATCAAAGCATAAGACCACAACTATTAACAAGAACAACAAATGGTAACAAAGGAAAAGGCGGAAGGGGTATTTATACGTTCACTCCTGAGAATGGCAGGACAGATCTCGTTCTTCAGTTTATGGACACCCCAAGCAAGGACCAATTTTTTATGCGTAAAGGTTGGGATGACGCCCCACATATAACAGAAGAGAAAAAAGTTAGAATGATGGCGGCTTATCCGGCGCACCAAAGGGATATGAGAACAAAAGGGATTCCAATGTTGGGGCATGGTCGAATATATGACTTTTCAGAAGATTTTATTTCCTGTGAACCTTTCGATATACCTAAGCACTGGAGAGTTATTGATGGTATGGATTTTGGGTGGGACCATCCTCAATCAAGGGTTAGGTTGGTATTTGATCCTGAGGCTGATGATCATTATATTACTAACGGATGGAAGCAGTCACAATGCCTCCCTGATTTAGCGTGGGCTGCAAATAAAGGGTGGGCACAGCAATGCCCTACTTCATGGCCACACGACGGCTTAAATACTGAAAAATCAAGCGGAGAACAACAAAAGAAAGCTTACGTCGATGCTGGATTTAATATGTTAAAGGACAGAGCAACTTGGGTTGATGGAGGAAACGGAGTTGAGGCTGGTATATTTGATATTCGGGCACTAATAAGTAAAGGTAAATTTAAGGTATTTAAAGGGGTTAGGTGTGTGCTTGATGAAATGCTACAATACCATAGAGATGAGAACGGGAAAATAGTCAAAAAGCAAGATGACGCCCTTGATGCTATGCGGTACGCTTTTATGATGAAGCGTTATGCGATATCATTCGGCGAGATAGAAACTAAAAAACCTAAATTCAGAGACACATCAAAACATAAAGCGGTAGGAATAGTTTAACATGGCAAATTTAAATGATGACGAGCTATTAAACCTAGTTAATAGCATGGAAGTTGAAGCGAAAGACGATCGATCAACTAGAAACGCGGCCAACAGGAATATAAAAGCCCGATATGATGGCGATCCATACGGTACTGAAATAGAGGGACGGTCTAGCGTTGTATCTCAAGACGTTAAAGATCTAGTTGAGTCAGATATGCCCGGCTTAGTTCGGACGTTGCTTGGCTCTGAATCTATTATGAAGTTTTCAGCATCTAATCCAAATAATGATAAGCAAGTAAAAGAGGCGGCAGAAAAAACCGCTTATGTAGACTGGATAATTCGCCGCCAAAGCTCATCATTTAGAACTAATTACGGATTCATCAAAGATATTGATACCTATAAAATGGGTGCGTTAAAATATTTCTTTGAAGAAACCAAATCAACCAAAGTCGTTAAGTTTAAAAATATCTCTCAAGACGAAGAAGATGAGATATTGCAGGATATTGAATCAACCAAAGATTACAGCGATTTCGAGGTGGTGTCTGAAGAAGTTAACGAAGACGGGACCAGTGACCTAGAATTCAAGGTGATGACCAAAAAGCAAGAGGTTAAGATCGTCGGTGTACCTTGTTCAACGCTTCTTATTTCCCATGGTGCAACCTCAGAAGATGACGCAAAGCTTATTGGTGACACATCAACTAAAACACGCGGCCAATTATTAGCTGAAGGCTTTAAAAAGAAAGTAATATCTAGCTTACCAACCACAAGTAACGGCACTAACTCTATGCGCGTTATCTCATGTGATGAAGATGGTACGGTCGACCCTGCTGACTTTGGAGAGTGGGCTAGTCAATATGTAGAAATATCTGATTTATACGTGATGATTGATTATGATCAAGATGGTATTGCAGAGCGCCGGCATATCGTTAAGTCTGGTGATGTGATTTTAGAAAACGAAGCGTTTGATCATGTCCCTTATGCTATTGCATCAGCAATACTTACACCACACCAAATAGAGGGCGAGAGTCGAGCAGAGCAGGTCATCAAAACTCAAGAGGTTAAAACCGCGCTAACTCGCCAAATGCTTGATAATGGTTATATGGCTAACAACCCCAAGCTTGCAATTAATAGTAATGTCAACATCGATGAGGCTTTATCTAATGCTATCGGTGGCGTAATACAAGTAAATAGTGAAAACCCAGTAGGTCAAGATATATTCCCTGTATCAGTTCCCTTTATTGGTGATAAGTCTTTATTATTAATTCAGCATATGGACCAAATAAAGGCTAATAGTGTCGGTACTCAAATGGCTAGCCAAGGATTAAATGCCGACCAGTTAACCAAAGAGACAGCGACACGCTTTGAAGGTGTTAGAGATGCGGCAGCGGCTAAATTAGAGTTAGTCACTCGTATCATAGCAGAAGTAGGTTACAGAAAATTATACTCGGGTATTGCTTGGATGGTGTCACAGTTTCAAGATACTAAAGCGGAATTCAGTGTGTTAGGCAAGGCATTAAGCGCCGACCCTTCACGATGGGTTGATAACCACCAGATTGATAGTGAAGTGGGTTTAGGTGCTGGCGATAATAAAGATGCAGTTCAAAATCTTACTGGCTTATATCAAGTTCAAACACAATTAAAGGCAGTTCAATCGCCATTGGTTGATGATGAAAAGCTATTCAACACATTAAATAAGCTCGTCAAAGCACTAGAGTTTAAAGATGCATCACAATTCTTTAACGACCCGTCACAACCTGAAGAATTAACCGTTGCACAGTTAGAGTTAGCGCAATTTAATCTTGAGCAACTCCAGCAGCAAAATGAAATATTAATACAGCAAACAGATAACCCACTTGCTGAAGCTGAAATGGTTAAGCGTGAAGGTGAGGTAGTTATTGCTCAAGGCAAGCTTGAATTGGAGACTGCTAAACTTCAAGAGGAGCAGCGTCAATTCAATATCGAAACAACGCAAAAAGCCGCGCAACAACAAGAAGAGTTGGCGGCTAAATTAACTGAGTTAGAATTAAAATTTAATAAACAGGTTGAGGGCTCTATCGTTTAAAATAGTAAGTTAAAAATACCTCAATGCCCAAGTGGGTGTCGGCAGTCATTTGAATGTCGACACCTAGCATTGGATTGGTTGAATTAAGTATTGTTATCGTTATCTTGTTCAATGCTTTCTCCACTTTATCTTATTTATCGGGTCTGAAATATTCGCATGGCATAGAATTTTCATAAACTTACATTCTGCTACATGTGCCCAGCAATCAATACCAAACTCAATACCATCCCGTGTGAATTTAGCTCTATTTTTATCTGCGTACAGTTTTGCGTCTTTAACACTGGTAAACCATCCAATAAAATCACCAGCGCCACCGTCAGCGTAATAATTCTCGCCGCCGAATAGTGCGTATCGACAATTATTAGCTGTTTTTTTCTTATTCATTTAATGCCCTTAATTGCTCAGCAAGGTCATTCATTGCGCTTTTTAAATGCGCTATTTCAATATCTAAAAGCAAATCGTTATACGAAATATCATTTAGATCAATAGATTTATCGGTATGACGACTAACTAGTTTTACCTCTAACGACTCTCGGACGGAATCAAGAATACTGGCCTTGACATGCGACGTTATAATTGATACATACCTATCTAGAGTTATTCCATCAAGAATTATATCACTCATAATTTACCCTCCAGACCGTCAACACCGCTTAATAGTCTAAAAAATTCTTTTTCCTTTCCGCGCTTTGCCCACAACTTGTATGTAATTCCGTTTAATATACAACTAAGGTCTGGGCTAGAGTCGTCATACTTCTCAAATGATATACCAGAATCCTCTAAGCATAAGTTTATCTTTTCAACTCTATTTTTAGATACAGCAAAATTAAGCGGCGGCAGTTGCCTGTTGTATTCTGGGTTATGTAAAATTATGGACTTAAATTCTTCTACAGTTAAATCAGTACCTATCTCAAACTCCTGTAATTCAACATGAGTAAACACTTTTTCTTTATCGTTCTTGTGCGTGTGTAATCTAGGTATTATTGATTTGGTTTGCCCGACATAAACGATCTTGTCATCATTAATTAAAAGGTAAACATACCATCCGTTAACATTCATATTTAGTACCGCCTATCATTTTGATTAGTTTTTCGTGCTTATCATTGTTAGCCATCATTCGCTCATACGTGCGCCTACTTACCTCCCAGTACTCGCAAAACTCTCTTACTGTCATTCCTTTGTCATGGATCAGCTCTGTAAATCTATTCATTAAACCCCCGTATTGTCGGAATTACATGTAATATTGTCGGTATGTTTTAAGTCTAGACCATGCGCTATAATAAGTAAACAAGTCAATTGAATAACCATACGGACTCAATGTGAGAAACAACAACGAATTACAAGCAGACATCGACAGAAAGAATCAAGCGGAACAAGTTTTAAATAATCCTCTGTATAAAGAAGCTTTCTTAACGTTAAGGGCACACCTACACACTGAGTTTGAAAAGTTAACGTACGACAAAGTGGATGATATGAAAGAGTGTAATCGCCAGCTTAAAACGCTTGGTAGATTAGAAAAACTCTTTGAGCAAACAATCCGCACAGGCAAAGCAGCCGAAAAAACTTTAACCGAAAAACTCAAAGCAATGGTAGGTAGATAAAATGCCCGAAGAAAATATAGATATTTCAGAACTATTTCATTCAGACAGTGAAGCGGAGCCTCTTAAAAAGCCAACCGAAAAACTGAAAGAAGAAAACCCAGAAGAATTAACCGCTGAAGAATTAGCGGCTAAGGAAGCTGAAGAGTTAGAGGCAAAGCCAGAAGGTAAAGAAGATACAAGCGATATTCTTGTTTTTGAAATAAACGACAAAGAATACACCGCTGAAGATATCGAAGCACTTGAAGCTGGCAACTTAATGCAAGCTGACTATACGCAAAAAACCCAAGCTTTAGCAGATGATCGCAAATTGTTTGATACTGAAAAAACAAACTTTGAAGCGGACAAGCTAAAGATTTCAGACTTATCGGCACAACTAGAAGTGTTAGTTGCTGAAGATGGCGAAATTGATTGGGCAGAGTTAAAGGCTGATAATCCTGATGAATACATCGTGCAAAAGGAAAAGGCAGACGCTCGCAAGGCTAAGTTAGCCGAAGTTAAAGCGGAGCAAGCCAAACAACCCGAAGCACAAGTATTAACTCAGGAAGAGCAAGTAGCAGAAAGCGCAGATTTTTACGCTTATGATAAAGCTTGGCAAGACGATGGAAAGTTAACACAAGCGTTTACTGATGACATGAAAATGGCTGGTGAGTATCTTCAATCTCAAGGTTATTCTCAGGATGAGGTTAACAATATTACTCATGCACATCATTGGAAAACAATTGTAGATGCTGCTCGTTTTAGCGCTATTAAAAATAAACCATCAGCTTTAAGAAAAAAAGTTAAACAAGCGCCGAAGGTTACAAAACCTAACGCAAATCAATCAGATGTCAGAAGTGCAGCGTCAATAATGTACGATGACTAGAGAGGCAATTTAAAATGGCTACATTAGCAAGTAACGTATTAACGTTAAGTGACTGGGCTAAACGTCAAGACCCTAAAGGCAAAACTGCCATTATCGTCAAGATGTTAAGCCAGACTAACGAAATTTTAACCGATATGATGTTCAAGGAAGGTAATTTACCGACCGGCGAAAGAACAACTATCCAAACAGGCTTGCCCACTGCGTTTTACCGCAAAATGAACATGGGTACACCTAAAAGTAAATCAACAACCGTTCAAATTACTGAAAACGCCGCGCAATTAACTGCACGATCTGAAGTTGATGTCGATGTCGCAAGTCTTGAAGCTGATGTTTCAGGCTTTCGATTAAGCGAATCAGAAGCTTTTGTTGAGGCCATGAGCCAAACACAAGCAACCACACTTTGTTATGGTGCAAATCCCGGTGGTGATGAATATGTGGGCATAATCCCACGGTACGATGATCTGTCAGCAGCAAACGCGCAAAATATTTTAGATGCTGGCGGTACTAGTACGGATAATATGTCGGTGTTATTGGTTGGGTGGGGCAATAAGTCAGTATTTGGCGTATTTCCAAAAGGATCGAAAGCTGGCTTGTCTCACATGAACAAAGGTATCATTGAAGTTGATGATGATGACGGCAACCCGTTCGACGCTTATGTCGATACTTACAAGTGGAATAACGGATTAGTTGTTAAAGATTGGCGATACATCGTTCGTATTGCCAACATTGATGTTAGTGACCTTGAAGCCCAAACAGGCACACAGGCCGCAACCGCTGCAACTGCATTGGTTAAATTAATGTCACGATCAATTGATCGCTTGCCATCTACAACAGGTACCAAAAATGCTTATTATGTAAACCGCACCGCTGCTTCATTGCTTCGAGTCGCCGCTTTAGATAAAAGCTCAAATGTTGTAACTATCGAAGCCGGTTTAGATCAATTTGGTAAAGATATTTTTACCATGCGCTTTCTTGGTATTCCAATTCGCATCACGGATGCCTTACTTAACACAGAAGCCCGAGTGGTTTAAGGAACTATTATGAGATTAGATTCAAAATTACAATTTTCTGACGCTCAGGCTTTAACGGTTATAGGTGCGGTATCAACGAACGTAATCGATCTAGCTGGTGACATTAATATCGGTAAGGGCGAGCCTATGGGTGTAGCTATTATTATCGGTGTTGATGCTGATATTGGCGACACTGATGAAACATATCAATTTTCATTGCAAACAGCTACAGATGCGGCGTTTACCACACCGGTTGCACTAATGACAACAGAGGAGTTTGACGGTTCAACGTTAAAAGCCGGTGCAATAATTGTCATTCCTGTTGGTTGGACTAACTTGCAATTTTTGCGATTAAATAGCGTTCTTGGTGGAACTACACCAACCGTTACTATTAGCGCGTATTTGCAACCGTTATCAATGATTGACGGTGATAACATCCTTCCTGTTAACTATATTATTGAATAAAGAGGTATAAAATGAAGGTACAAGCAATAGCCAAAGGTTTTTATGGCGGCGAGCCTAGACACTGCGGCGAAAAATCAGGTAAAGGTGACTTATTTACTCTTGAAGCTCGCAGCGATGAGTTCATCAAAAAGCAACGAAAGGACGCGTCGAGCAAAGATGTAAGCAACGCCGAGCGTAAAGCTGACATTGAAGCTCAATTTAGTGATAAATGGATGGAACGAGTATAAAAACTCATAATGTAAAGGGGGTGTAAAAACCCCTTTTTACTATAGGTGCACCATGGCATTAGATACGCAAGAAAACCTAATTAAAGCGGTAATCAAACGCTCACACAGAACTGATATTGATTTAGAGATGAACGACTTTATTTTATTAACTGAAATAGAGATGAAATCAAACCCTGATGAGTCTTTAAAGCTTAATTTAGGCGAGGTTGTTTCTGAAGCGGTAACAAGCACGGCATCAAATGCAATAGAACTCCCTACAGGATTTCAATCATCACGTAAGTTTTCAATAACTATTAACGATAGAGTTCATAAATTACAATTCAGAACGCCAGATCAATTAAATATTAGGCCCAATACGGGTACGCCTTGTTTTTTTACAGTAAGAGCTAATCAGATTGAGTTTGATATACTCCCCGATGAAGAATATCCAATTACAATCACTTATTTTGCAGAGTTCCAGCCGCTAACAGCAACAAACCAAGCCAATATAGTTTTAACAAAATACCCTAACATTTATCTTTACGGTTGCTTAAGGCAGGTTTTCTCATGGGTGCAAGATGGAGAGCTTGAAGACAGATACACCGGCGAGTTTGTTTCGGCTATAAAATCAGCTAATAAAGCAGAGCGCGAAGCTAGATACCCAGCACAAAAACAAGTAACCGTTGCGTGGTCGCCCTAATGGCTTTTCAAACCGTACCAATTAATATAACCGGGCCATCATATCAAAGTAGATCCCGCCCGTTGTCAAGTCAACAAACTGTACACTTTTACCAACAGTTTAACGAGGGTGGTAAAGATAAATATGTTTTATTGCCGTTCCCTGGATTAAAAGAATTAGGCGCTAGTATTACAGAGATTGATCGTGGGCTGACGTCGATGAATGAAATCGCCTACCAAGTCAAAGGTACTACTTTATATTCAATAACTAAGTTTGGCGTTTACACGGCGGTTGGCGCGATACCTGGCACTAGTCGTTGTATTTTCGCTAATGATGGGATTAATCTGTTTATTGTTTCATCATCTGATAAAAAGATTTATCAATATAACAGTACCTCAATTTTAGAAGTTACCGATCCTAATGTTGTAGGCTCTAAATCAGTATCATTTTTTAATAATCAATTTATTTATACTGGTGACAAGTTTTCAACTGTTTCTGATGTTGGTAATGGCGCGGTAGCTAATGGCTTAAATATAATCGGCGCAGAGTCTCAGCCTGACGGCTTGGTAAGAGATTATTGGTTTGATCAAGTCATATGGCGCTTTGGAGTAAGGACAACTGAAGGCTGGTATAACTTAGGCGAAGGATCACCACCTATCGCTAGATTAGATGGTCAAATATTCAATGTGGGATTAGGCGCAATTCATTCAGTAGCAAACACTGATGAGGCCATGTACTGGTTAGCCGACGATCACTCTATCTATCAATCATCAGGTGGCAGCAAGAAAAGAATATCGACTGATGCAATATCAAACACAATAAGCGAAATGAGCGTTATTGATGACGCTATCGGTTACACGATAACATTTGAAGGACAGAGTTTTTATTGTTTAATATTCCCGACAGGAAACAAAACCTTTGTCGTTAATGAAAGTCTTGGCGAAAACGGCTGGTTTGAATTGTCAACTGGTATTCATGGTGACAAATACCAAGGCACTTCATTAGTAAATGCCTACGGTAAAAATATAGTTGCTGACATTAATAACGGAAAAGTTTACACGTTAGATTTTAATACATTTACAAACAATGGCGAGCCACTAAAAAGACGCAGAACAACATCAAGCATTAATGGCGACTTATTAGGTAAAAAGGGCGCAAGAGTTCAAATGTCTCGCGTCGAATTTATCATGGAAACTGGCGTAGGTGTTATTGATGGGCAAGGCGATAAGCCACAAATAATGATAGAGGCAAGCTTTGATGGCGGCAGGACTTGGAACACTGGTACGTGGGCTAACGTTGGTCGATTAGGTGAGTTTGTATTAAAGGTAGAGTGGTATGGCATGTCAACATTTTACGACTGCATCTTAAGGCTATCAACTACCGATCCTGTTCCGTATTCGATATATAGTGCCGCAATAGACTTGCGCTTGGCTGGTGTATAATGGCTAACGTAAACCCACCACCAGCATTAAAAATACCATTAAGTATAGATCCAAAGTTAAAGCCGCTACTTGAACAAGTTAGAACTATATTATCTCAGTTATGGACACGGACGGGTGGGCCATCTGATGCAGTTGACGGGATAGGGCAAAATCTCACAAGCACCAGTTCAAGGGTTAGTCGTAACATAGCGAAAATAAACTCTATTGAACTTAAAGAGTTTGAGATCAAAAACACCACCGTTGATTTAACAACGGAAGAATTCCAAATAATTATTTGCAGAAACACTATACCAATAATTATAAAACTTGACCCTCAAGCAATAGAAAATGACGAGGTTCACATAAAAAGAAGAGGTGACGATGTGACACTATTAGGAACTATTGATGGTGTAGCAGACTATATAATTCCAGAAGGCTGGTCGCTTCATTTGGTTTTTAGCGGCGGCGATTGGAGTAATATATAGATGGCATACGAACCATTACCATTACCATTACCCACGGAAATAGTGGAGCCAGTTGAGTCTAACGGGCGTGATGAGAAAGGGGTTGCTGTTTATAGTAAAAGTAAAACCTCAGAGATTCTTGATCTTGAGTTTAATCAAGAGGTCAAAACCTCAGAGATTCTTGATCTTGAGTTTAATCAAGAGGTCAAAATCGGAATAACTACATCAGTAGCCACAGATCCAGACTCTAGGTTTATCACTTTAACTTCCGGTCATGGGATGATTACAGGAAATTATCCTGCCGGTGATGTAGGCACAATATTTAACATGGCCAATATAACGAATGGGCGCTTTATTCAAGCGGTGGTTTTAGGCGTCGCAGGGGATGTAATAGAAATAAACCAATTAATCGGTGACGTTTTTCCTGCTGATTCTCCGGTCGAAACAGGAAATAGAAACCTAGCGCTTGCTGACGGCTCTACTACGCCAGTTATATTTAAAATCAGACCGTTGTCAATCCAAAAGGGTGACATTGTAAGAATAATACTATCAATAGTTGGACCTAGCGAAATGAGCTTTCAGCGTTTCGGTTCTGACAATCCCTTACCAATAGGATTATTATTCAGATACAAAAGAGGTGATGGTAGCTACAAGAACCTTCGCACAGTTGCCAAGGCTCAAGATATGGGGTTGTGGGGGTTTGACAGAGATTCATTCACTCCTAAAGCTGGTAATTTAGACCACGGTCAAGCGTTTAGAGTTACATTCGGCGGAAAAAGCAAGCATGACTCTGTTATAAGCTTAGAGGGTTCTAAATTAAACACTCTTGAATGTGTTGTTTTAGATGACTTACTGTCAGGAATAAACTCTGAAATTAGAGTGATGGGCGAAGGCTCAGAGATACA